TTTGTGGATAGGGAAGTATTATTATTTGTCCTATTCTATCTCCAGTATTATATAATTCAAAGTTATCAGATGATAATGTTGGAGGATTACTCGAATTATTACAAGCATAATTTGATATTGCTTTATATCTAAACTCAACTTCTCCTCTGTATCCACTATCCAGTATACCACAAGAATTAGTTAATAATAAGTCTTTTTTACTATTACTACTTCTAGGAACTAACATTCCAAAAAAACCTGTAGGAATTTCAAAAGCAAGTCCTGTTTTATAAGAAATATAATCTTTTGTATATTCTATCTCTGTACAAGTTAAATCCATCCCAGCATCACCTGTTTTTGCATATTTTGGTATAATACTGTTTGGATGTAGCTTTTTAATTTTTACTTTCATATTGTTCTTTTTGGTTTAATAAATTTAATAATAATAATTTAAATTTCACTTGCAGCATCTTCTTTAATTTCAGTGTTATTAATTTTGTTTAAAATACGTTCCTTAATTGAGTCTTGAAATTCCTTATTATCCATAAGCATTACCTTAAATTCCTCAAGATCATACTTAGTCTCATCGATAGTCATTGTCTTACCATACTTTCTACCAATCCCATGTTCGTTAATAAGTTCCATAACTTCTCCAAGCTTATCAATACCTTGTCCATAAACAATCTCAAACTGTGATAGCTTATAAGGAGGAGACATTTTATTCTTAATAGCTTTCACCTTAGTGATATTACCATAAGTTACATCACCTTCTTTAGCTAAGCTCTTAGACACCTCTATTCTTACATCACTGTAAAACTTAAGAGCATGACCTCCTTGAGTGGTGGTTGGATTACCAAACATAACACCAATCTTTTCTCTATACTGAGAAATAACAATAACACAAACATTATGTTGAGACAAAGCTGCTTTCAACTTTGGATAGGCATTACTATTCAATAATGCTTTTCTACCAATAGAAGAATCACCCACCTCACCATCTAACACCTTCTTAGGAATAAGACTAGAATCTGAATCTATAATGATAAGATCTACAGTTCCAGTTTGAATCATTTCCATAGCAATGTTAAAACCTTCCTCACCACAACTAGGCTGAGCAATTAACATCTTCTTTGTGTCTACACCCAATGCTTCAAAATAATGTTTATCTACAGCATGCTCACCATCTATATACAGAACAACACCATCTTTCTTTTGACATTCTGCTACAACATGACCACAAATTGTTGATTTACCTGAACCTTCCCATCCCATAAGTTCATACATCTTTCCTTTCACAAATCCTCCAACACCTAATGTCACATAATCAAATCCAATACTTCCTGTACTGATTATATCATAATCACCTGTTGTTTTACTGTCTAATGTTAGAACAGTTCCTACACCATAAGTTTTGTTAAGTTTGTCTAATGTTTCTTGAAATTTACTTTTACCTTCTGTAAGGACTTCTTTTGTTTTTGCCATATTTGATTGATTTATTTTATATTGTAAAGTTAATGAATTTATTTTAATTTAACAAAAAAAAGAGGCCCAAATGTAGAAACATTGGGCCTGTTATTAATTATCAAATCAAAAACACAAATTTTATTTTATTCAATAGAACATGCTCCTCCTGCACAAGCAACTATAGCTCCAAACTCAACATTATCATCAATTTCTGTCACTTTAGTTAAGTCTAAAGAATTTAAAGAAGTAAGACGTGTGTTATATTCTTTCTCAGTAATGTCTTCAAAAGGAGCTTGTTTGTATGAGCCTCCAAAATATGGTAGTACAGATAGACCATTGTAATGTTTTTTGTTATCCCACATCCATATTCCAACTTTTTCCCACTCATCTATTGAATGAAAACCATCTTCATTAATTTCTTGATACTTTCTATTAGCATCAATAGATATAGTAGCAGAAACATTGTGTGTATTATCACCATTAACATGTCCAGGTGTGACCCATTCTGTAGCAAACTTCTTAACACGTTCTAATGTGTCAATAGCTGTCTCTGTTCTAAATATAGAACCTTCTGGTGCTTTGATGGGTATTCTTACACAAAGTGTATCCTTGGGCCTTAAAACATCATCCTCACATAGTTCTGGATGATTTACCATCATATAAGCTGCAATATCCTCATTTTTATTAAATCTAATAGTGCGAACATAGAATGGAGCATGCCATGCATGAATTCCACTAGATGTTCCTAAAACACAACTAGTTGTACCTGAAGGTTTCACACATGTTATTCTAGCTGCTTCATTAGTTCCTATTATAGCAGAAATCATAGAATTAACCACTTTAGCTGTATTAGCAGTTATACTAAGATTATATTTAAGAATTTCTCCTGAACCAATCCCTGTCATACCTATTCCTAATAAAGCATCTTTATCTGTAGTCTTTTTCCATATATCACGTAAATAGTGAAAATCTGTAAAACCAGCTTGTAATGTTCCAAAGAATGCTGCTACAGTTACACGATCATTAAGATCTGTTTGATTTTCAACATCAGATACATTTATTTCGCACAAATTGCAAAATTGATATGGTCTAAGTCCTATTTCACAACATGGATTAGTGCCCCAATCTTCATTGTTAGTCCAATATACACCAGGCTCACCACTTCCAGAAGCTTCTATTCTTTTCCATAAGCTAAAGAATTCTTCTTCTGACACTTCATCACGCTTTAATACAGCAGAGTTATTACTTCTACCTCTTTGTTCATTTAATTCCCACCAAGATCCATATTTACATGTAATCATTTCTTCATCATCATGAGAGAATAAAGAGATCATTGCACTTCTTCTAATACCACCTGCTAATACACTATTAGCAATATGACACAATATATCATGTGCTTCTATAGGAGATAGTTTTTCTCCTTCCTGTTTTCTGTCTAAAATAGCTTGTACATGTGTAAGACAAAGTTTTAATGGTTCAGGACCAGGAGCTTTACCACCAGCAGTAACAAGTCTTGCACCTTTGTGTCTAATAGCTCTAAAATCAAATGAAGGCATAAACTTACCTTCCATATAAGCTTTGAATAACACCTTTACAGCATCAGCCCAGCCCATAATAGAATCCTCAATAAGATATGTTTTCTTCTTACCAGGTTTTGTAATCACTGGAAGTTGTGCAACATGATGTTTCTGTACAGAATATCCTACACCTGTTCCTCCTAATAGCAAGAACATTGTCTCACTAAAGCTATGTAAGCTATCTATAGGAAGAAAACAACAGTTATAGATTCTAGCATTATTCACTTCTGCAGCATTTCCTGCAAACTGTAAAGCTCTCATAGAGGGTAAGACTTTCTTCTCTCTAATCATTATAGCACTTTTAACTATAGCATCCTTAAGAGAAGGATATTTCTTAATCATCATGTTCTGATAGCGATCAACTATCTCATCCCAAGTTTCTCTTCTTTTCTCTTGAGGCAAATACTTCGCATATTTACTAAAAATTGTTATAGAGCTTAACGCATCTAATCCTAAATCCATGTTTTTGTTTTTAATTGATTATAAAAAAGGGGGGTTGCAAATATACAAATCTTCTTATTATAAACCAAGATATTTTAAAAATTCTACCTAACTAAATTTCTTATAACCATTCCTAGTTCAGAATCATTTGGATGATTTTTAACTAAAAATGTTATTTCTTTTTCTAAAGACATTAATTTCTCTAAATACAGAGTGGCATCCATAAGTTCTTCTTGTAAATGCTTAAAATAGTTATCACGATCATTTTTAGCTAATGTAGTTCCATATTTAGCAATCCCTACTTGACTACGTTCATAGTATTTATCTATGACATCATCCACTATATTATCTCTCATAATCTTTTACATTTATCCATTCATTTTTCATACATCCCATTTCATTTAATATAAAACTTCCTTTAGAAAGTCTAATATGTACATTAGGTAGGGAGTTTAACCTTGCTTTTGTAGTGACAGTTTTCCATCCACAATGATTAATTAACAAATCATTGTTTTCCATCTTAGCTATCAAATGTCCATGTAAATATAAATGAGAATCTCCATTTAAAATCTCAACTTTTGTATTTGATGATTTGAACCTCTTTCTATTTATAAATGCATCTCTTGTTTGTTCATTTATTTTTCTCATAACTTTTCATTTAATAGTTTAAATGCAGCTTCTATAGCAAGTAGCTCTGCTTCTTTTCTAGATTTACAAATAGAATTTTCTACAGATTCTTGCATAATTTCCCACTCCCATCCTTCAGTTCTATTAGGAGTTCTTACAATATTTATAGACAAATCATTCTCATCAAATACATCAAATAATGTTCTAGGATTACCATCTATTAATTTTCCAATTTTATCATTATCAATCTCTTGTTGTCTAGCATATTCTTTAAAAGTTTCAGGAAGACTTTCATCTTTTAAAGATTCTAACATTCTTTCTAAAAACCATTGTTTTATAACAGTGGCAGCTTTAGAGTATTTTTCTAATAATTCTATTCCGTTCATAATTAATAATTTAATAATTTTTGATATTGTTTATCCCACCATTCTGAATCAAATCCATAATCATTTGGTTCATTAATAAATCTTTTTTTTAAATCTTCATCTATAAGTTTATTTTTATCAGATTCCATCTGACAATAGATTATAAACTTTTCATCACCATATTTTTTAAATAGGTGTTCTGCAATTTCTGTATTATACATATTATTTTATTTTATCTAGGTTTAAAATTTCTTCTTCTTTTACAAACATTTCCCATAACTCTTGAGCATCATCAAATGTTACATTAAGTTTTTTTTCCCAAAATTCTATAAGATCTGGTGTTTTATTAAAAACACGATATTGAAGAGATATTTCATCTCTACTTAATCCATTTCTTTGAATCTTTATTGTTTTTGGAAACATTTCTTGAAAAACTTTAGAGGTTTTAGAATATTTGCCTTCTTTGATTAATTCAACATCTTTTTTAAATTTATCATCAATCTTGTATACAATAACTACATATCCATTTTCATAATCATAATCATCTATAATATTCTTTGTTCGTTCGTATTCATTATCAAGAAATGTACGAAATCTATCAAGATTTTCTGGTTTAAATAATAAATAAAGTGAGTTTTCATATTGTACATCTTTTCTACCATCTTCTACATATCCATTTGAATATCCATTATTTTTTAAATCATCTTTGTTTATTTTTAATATTGGTACTATAAATATACTAGTTATTGTCTTTTTTATCTCCATATTATTTTTTAATATTTACTATCCCATTATTTAAATAATTGTTTCTATCAATGTTCCATGTATTATTTTCAATAGCCCAATTTAAGTCTTCAATAAGACTTTTAACACCAGGATACACTCTACCTTTATGTTCAAATCCATTATATGCATCGTTCATATCTTTTTCAGAAAGAACATATATTAATGGATTATAGTAATTTATAGAATCACAAACTATAAATTTAGGAAATTCTACCTTATATCCAAAAAGTTCTCCTTCAAATGTTAAAGATAGTGCAGCATTATAATATAAATATGCTTGTATATAACTTCTTCTATATAGATAATATTCTTCATAGAAGTTTTCAACACTCCAGGTACATTTAAGATCATAAATGTTTATAGTGCGTTCTTCATGATCTATCACTATTTTATCCATCATTGATTTAAACAAATGACCATCAACAGCATATCCTTCTATTTGTAGTTGATTATTAACAGTGAATCTTTTATCACTAACTAAATTTATAACTTTACTGGTGACAAAATTATTCTTAAGTTCATTAACAATTTTTTCAGAATTTTGAACATCTTCTGTTGTTATCACTGTAAGTCCTTTACTTCTAACTTCTCTGATTTCTTTATAATAAATTTCAGCATCGCTTCCTATAAATTTTGTTAAAACTGCTTCAATTTTAATCTTAAATCCACTGTCTATATATGCAGATTTACAAATTTCTTCAAATTCTTCAGTAACTTCACCATCTTCATTAGTAACAGCTTCTGTATGTTTATATAAAGCCTCTACAAATGCTAACATAAGTCCTGTAGGAGAAGTTGCACATGAAGACATATAAAATCTACCATCAAATTCTTCTGGTTCTAATAGAAGAGTTTCTACCACTCTACCTATAGTAGCAGCTTTACTACTTTCATCTTCTGTTTTTTCATTTATAATATATTTTTTATAATACTTTCTTTTATCTAAAGAAAATTCTTTAAGACTTGAAGATGAATCCATGTTTATTTTTCTATAACTTGATTCTGTTTTTACTAAATTCATATTAATCATTTTTATTTAAAAAATCTGTATTTCTTTTTGCTCCTTTTGGTAGCTTTTTTACTATTTCATCCAATCTCTCTACATCCCATCCATTACCATTCATTGGATTATCATATATTCTAATATCATCTGAATAGAAATGTTTAATAACACCTTTGGGCAGTCTCACCACCCACACTGTATTTACATTCACTCCATAATCTATAATGAACATAGCTTCACCATCACCTAACGGTGTGTGAACTTCCATAGTTGGATTAAGTTGTAACATCATCATGAGCTTTCTGTTTAAATGCATCAATAATATATGGTAACATAGCTCTCACTTCTCTAGGAACTCTTTGGAAGAACCATCTTACGTCTATTTCATATTCATATCCATGAGGATCTACTCCTTGAGGATGTATAAGCCAGAATTTATGTTCTTCTCCATTGAGTTCTACAAATCCTTCATACCATATTTCTGTAAATGAAGGTTCTCTATTGATAGAGACTTTTAACTGTTTATCTTCCATAATTAATTGATTTTTAATAATTTTATTATTGTTCTAAAAGAGTTTATGTCTTTACATTCTCCATAATATATATCTCTCCATAATTGTGCAACTGAGTTTCTGTACCACTTATAAACAATATGTATTTTATTGTCTTTTCTTAAAACCATTTCATACCAATGATCTTGATCAATACGTTTAGCAAAACCATCAGAATAAACATCATTCTCATCATCATCTGCAAATAATACTGTTTCAAAACCCCATCCTTCAGCTTCTATTTGTTCTTTAGTGAGATAGGGAACTCTAAGAGAATCATTTACCCAAATATTACCATCACTATCTTTACAAAACAACTCATCTGTAGGTTTTGAATAAATACATTTAACCCATGTATCATCTTCTCCATACACCTTTGTTTCGAATTCATATCCAACATAAAAATCTTCTATATCTGGAGTAAAATATTTATCTTCCATATTTTAAATTTTAACTGTTTATAATTCTGCATCAAAAGAACAAGAACCAAAGTTTTTGATTTGATCTCTGATTTTAACTCCTAGTTCAAGATCTGCATAATCACTAAGCTCATCATTAGAAATTCCTACCTCTTCTAACATCTCATCATTAAAACCATTGTTATCTTCAAAGAATTTATCTATAATTTGTTTCTTTTCACCTAAAGATTCTTCAATATTCTTTATTTCTTCTTCAACACCTTGTAAATCTTCTTCTTGAAAATTATATTGAATGTAACTTGGTTCATTTCCTGATACACCAAATCTATCTGCTGCATTACTTGATTGAATGCCAAACCAAAATTTACCTTCAATATCTCCTGTATAATATCTTCCCATAACTATTTAATTTTTAATTGTTTAAAATTATCTTTTGGATTTTTCATCCTGTGTTTTTTTATTGTGGCAGTCACTACATAAACACTGTAGATTATCCACCTCACAGAATAGCCTCTCTACAAAGCCTGGGAGGTCATTAGCACACCTTAAAGATCCTGCAGGTGATATATGATCAACATTAATTTTCTTGTCAGGAAACCAATTTAAACACTCTTTACACTGATATTCAAACTTTTGTCTCTTAAGAGGGCCTTTATAGGCTCTACGAGATTTCATTTTACATTGTGTAATGGGTTTCCAAAATCTTGATTTCTGTCTAAGCCCACTTCTAATAAAGCTCCAGAAGGCTGATTCTGTTAATGTACCAGCATTTCTAGTCTTTAATGTTGCAACCTTTTTAGGTTTTTTTATTGCTTTTTTCTTTATCATAATAAATTGGAATGTGTCACAAAGTTATAAAAAAATGTGACACATTCCAAAAATATTAAAGGATAGCCACTCTATTCAAAATTTTCTTTTTCATATCATCAAGAGAAAGAATAATATTATTAATTTCTTCTATAGATATATTAGGAAGATTAAAACTATGTTTCTTAGTCTCAGAAGTAAAACCTTCTTTAACCTTGTTAATTAAATCATCTAATTCATCAATTGCATATTTCTCATCAATAAACAATGTATCAAAATCACCATCATGTAATATAGTGGTTGCTTCTTCTCTAGGAACAGTCATAAATGGAAGATATTCATAACATCTACCTTTTGCTGTACCAATACCCACCACTTTCATTGGATTAATAAGAACAAGAACAGATTGATCACCACATCCTACATAATGAATTTGATCTGCTGTGAAGTGTAATCCTGCAGCAGCACAATCTTGTGTACTCCAGTTACAATCTGTCATAGGCATATTAACCACTTGACCAATACGAATATCAAATGTTTTAGTCCAATCATCTGTAAATCTATTCTCTTCTCTATTAGGAAGATCTAAATACAATTCTGTTAACCCACCAATATTCTGACCATGATCTACAGAAACTGTTTGTTCATAATCATATTCCTCAACTTCTCCTGTTCCATTACATGTTTCACAATCAAAATCTTCATAATCATCATTATAAGTTACACCTTCTCCTTCACAATCTGAACATGTTGTATCCTCAACAAGTATGGTTTTAAACAATTTGTCATCATGAACAAGTTTGTATTCACCATTCTCTAAGAACACTGTATATTCATTTGGATTTTTCTTCCATACAGCTTTCACCTTATTATATGCATTACTTATAAAATGAACTAATTCTGGAGATCCATGAAGCGTTACAACGTTTCTAAGAGCTACAAAGAATCCTTGTTTAGTAATTCTAAATGAATTATCTGTTAAGAATCTATATAATTCATTAGCAACTTCAGCTCTAGGATTTAAACAACACCACATAAAGAAGCGTCTTAATGATTGATATTCTTCATTTTTTTCTAATAAAGATTCTGCTTGTTGAATAGAATAGTCTTCATATGTAGATATTATTTCTAAGAATTTTTCAATTAATAGTTGTGGAAGTGTTCTATGTATTCCTTTTAAATATACAGAATTTTCCACAACTGTGAAATCAGAAAACTGCTTTAATAATTCAATACCTTTTCTTATTGCTTTAGCTTTAAGTATTTCTTTTTCTCTAATAAGTCTTTCTTCTTTTACTTCTTCTGATGCAATAATGTTAAATAATTGACTTTCACAAGATGAATTTCTTGCATCTTGAAAGTCTTTTTCATTAGCATTTGGTTTTGTGATAATATTACCATCATTTAATACAATAGTTAATACATTATTAACTAGTTTAATGTTTAAATAGGGTTTACTGTTTTCACAAGAGTTGTCTAAATCATTCTCTTTTTCTTCATTCTCAAGCTCTTTAAAAGCTTTTGTTACATTTTTTTCTACTACTTTTTCAATGCTATTTTTAATAGCTTCTTTAAACCATTTTAGGCTAATGCTCATTTTGTTTTGTTTTTAATTGTTAAAATATTTAATAAAAGTTTCTGTAAACCATTCATATTTATTTGATGCTAGACAATTTATCTCATCTAAGAACTCTTCCCAATTTTCTGGTTTTTCTATTTCCCATTTAAGCATTAATGCCTCCCACATAACTTGATAATCATCTAGTTCTAAAAATATAAAATTTCCATCTAGAAACATATCATACATTGTGTCTTTTAATTTTACATATTTATCTTTCATTTTGATTAATTTAAAACATCAGAGAACCTATTGTCTCTGATGTTTTTTGTTTTTTAATTTTCAATTACTGTTTCAACAATCTCGTCTTGATTAATTTTAATCTTGTAATTTTTCCAATCTATTCTTGTTTTATAATATTTGAACAAGTCTGCAATAGCATCTACAAGTGGATCTTTGTCATTACCATAATAAGAAAGTTTATCACATATTGGTTGTAAGAATGTAAGTTTCTCTACAATAGTTTTAACTTCTTTATATATGGGATACATTTCTCCATCAAACAAATTGTTATCATTAGCTATTTCTAGCATTGCATTATATATGTTTTCATTTGCATTACAATAATGTTTATTCTTATACTCTTCCAACATATTAAGTTTTATATAAAGATCATTAGAAATGTGTTTAAATCTATCTCTTCTTTCAAACACATCATCATTTTTCTTCATTAGTAAATGAATAAGATATGCAGTGACTAGTCTTTTAAATGGTTTATTTTTACCTTCCATAAATGTTTCAAGTTTTATCCAGTTGTGAATGTCTATTTTTTCTATATTCTTTAGTTCTCTTTCTGAGAATTGAATAAATTTAATGTTTGTTTTCATTTTGTTGCCTTCAACAATATTAAACAATTTGTCCATTGTAGCTACATCAGCATCTCCACCATATATAACAAGGTGTTTCATTTGATGTATTTCCTCTAGTTTATAGGTTGTACTCACCCATTTACAGTTTCTACCATCAACATATCTCTCTAATGATTTGCCCTCTTTACCAACAATCTCTCCTGCTAGTTTAATTCTTCTTGGTCCAGAAATTGTTCCTCCAGAAATCATGATTTTTGTTTTCTTCTTGCTGTCAATCCAATCCTGAGGAATTTCTATATCATCAATCTTTGTAATACAATCTATATACATAGACACAATACCTTGAAACTCTTTAATTGCAGCTCTCCAAAGATGTCTTTGAATATTTCTCAAATTAAGAATATCCATATATGTATCATAGTTTGTAGAAGCATTCACTTTACCAAGACTAAACTTTTTAACTTTCTTGATTAAAAACTTATCATTTTTCCATCCAGTATTTTTACCAATTGTTTCTTTTAGATATTCTTTCTTCTTACCAGATAACTTATCTTCAAGTAGAAAATGTCTATCATTAGTCATATCACGAAGTCTAAGATTTTGGTTCCAACTATTCTTGCACTCTCTAAACTTACCATTATCAATTCTATATTTCACTTGATATTCATTAAAAATGAAATCGTTGTTTTTGTGAAGCAATCTAAGATTTAGAATATTAATTCCTTTTAGCTTTGGTTCAGCAATTTTAACAGAGGCATGTTTAGAAAGATCAGAGATGTCATATTTACCACTAGCAAACTTAAGATTTCTACTGCTTTCAGAATAATAGTTCATAATTTCTATTATGTTGTCTGTCTCAATAATAGATTCATTATACATATTAACCATGTAATCTGCCACCATAGTTATCTTCTTGATAATAATATCCTTAGCTTCTTTGGTGTAACGAATTGATTCTCTGTTTGGTGTAGGAAATATACCATCCATAAGACTAAATCTTAGTCCTACAGGAAAATATATAACCTTGTCTATTCCCAACTTATCACTTTCTAAAGGATAATATACATTGTCCAAACATATGTGCATCTTACTATCTGAAGAAAGAGTGGAGAATTGAAAATGCTCACTCCTAATTATCTGGAAATCATTATCTATCTCTCCAGGAACATCAAAATATACACTCTCAAAATAAGCAAGCTGTTCACTAATTTTATTGTAAAACTCTCTTCTATCATAATAATTAACAGGAACAATCACTTTAACACCATTTCTCTCTTCTGTTTCTTTTTCATACAAAAGATCAATTGTGTTTGTATCTTCTCCTTCATACATCATATATTTTCTCTCCATTCCATCTTTACGACATACAAAATAGAACGAAGAGCTATAAGCAAGAGGAGCCTTAAAACCAAGGCCCATCATACCTAATTCGTTAGTTGAATTACGCTTTGTACTCTTACCATATTTACTAATGATGTTTCTTACATCATCAGCATCTAACCCTGTACCAAAATCTTCTACAGAAAACTCATAGTTATTTTCTTTATTTGATTTAAAGCTTACAATAATTGGATCATTTACACCAGCTCTTCTATGACTATCAAGTGCATTAGATGCACATTCTCTGATAGTGGAGCCTATTGAATCTGAATATAGATTCTTACTTAACATCTGCATCAATATCTGAGCAGAATCTAAGTCTAATGACATAGCAATTGATTCTGATGTATCTCCCACTTCTAAAATGGTGGCTTCTGTTTGTTTTTCTAAGATCATTTTATGAAATTTAATGTAATTAATACTTCTTTTGATTTTTCATAGTCATCTCTATCTTCTTTATTTGTAAATATTTCTTCTGGATTATTAATTTTTAACACCCTTGTTGAATGTACAGCATTTATATAACATTTCCGTAAACACTTCTTTGTGAATCCATTAGTGTATCTTTTAGTTCTCCATGCACTTCTATTTGCTTCTGATTGATTTAACCAATCTTTATATTGATTATAAGCACTTTGTGGGTTTACATAATTATAATATTGTACTGTACCAGATTTTCCAGTTCCACAAAACCAACCAAATGAAAGACAGTTTCCATCAGCAATACCTATAAAATCTCCTATTTGAATGTCTCCTCCATATTTTAATGTTCTCATAATTATTTATTATTTATTAGATATTCAATATCATTAATACATAAGTTTATTTCATGTGTTACACTTGCAGAATCATCTTCTATTTCTGATAAACATAATTCATAAAGGGAATTAATTTCTTCTGCGTGTGCAGGATGAGCATTAAGTGTTTTCTTAATATATTTATTTAAATCATTAATGTTTGTCATTATATAAATTTTGTTTTAATTAACCAAATTACACGATCGTTTAAATTTTGAAATAATTCAAAATTGTGATCTTTGTCTGTACATACATATTCATTTGTTTCTCGATTTACTATGGTACCATCGTGTCTAGTCCATGAAGTTATTTTTATTTCTTTTCTTGTAGAACACTTAACAGCTTTATATAATGGTGCTTTAGTATTCCATCTCACTTTAGTTTTACTTAATTGAGGAAGTCTTAATATTTTTAAATATCTAATATTACTGCCTGCAGAAGTTAATATTTCATCTCCTATTTGCAAATTTTCTATAGTTGTTAACATAATTAATTAAAATGGTGGCTCTTCATTAAGCCAAGTGATTGAATAATTATTATTTTCTTTTAATATTTTATTTATTTTAGTAAAAACTCCTTCTGTGCTCCAGTCTGTTTGTCTATATGATGCAGATGCTGGATGAGATATTGTAAAAGTCCAACCAAAAAGAGATGTATATTTTTTATATTTAGAAGCATCTTTTCCTAAAAATATAATAGGTGCACCTTCTGTTTCAATACATTCAAAGAAATGTTTTATAAATGGTTCCCATAGTTCTATATGACTTCCTGCTTTGTTTATTTCTGTTGTTAAAGCAGCATTCATCATTAACACTCCTTGATTAGCTAAATAATTAACATCTGGTGTTTTATTATATAAAAGATTAAGACCATCATATAATTCATGTTCTATACCTTTATAAAACTGTTCTAATGATGGTTGTAATTTTTTTGATATTGAACATCCCATAAGAAGACCATCTGCTATAGGTTGATTATTACTTAATGAATGATAGGGGCACATACCCATCATAACCACTTTTAAATTTGTTAAAGGAGTTTCAAGAAAACATCTAAATACATTAGAAGAAGAAGGAGCAATTTGCTTGCCCCTTCCTGATTCTTTTTTTAAATATGCATAAATCTTGTCACACTCTTCACTTTCTATAAATGGTTGCATTTTAGCATGCCAGCTCTCATGAAAGCATTCTTTAAATAATTCCCAATTCATTATGTATAATTTAATTTATAAAATCAATAGCTAATTGTTCAAACACTAAATCTTCTTTAAATGAAGGAACTAATACACCACTTTCACTTACAAAGAATTTGTGAGCTGCTTGGTGGTTTTGCATCCATAAGCTTGGATGAATTTCCTTCATAGCAAATGTTGTGAAATTATATAATTCCCATAAGCTATCTGGAGCACCATAATCATGTGTAGGAGATTTTAATTCCTTCTCAATAAGATTTAACTGTGTACTCTGAATGAATTGTTCTTCTATAATCATACGACCAATCAATTCAGCCTTAGTTTTTCTTGTAAGCTCAATGTTCTTCATAGCATCTCTTTCTCTCTGCATTCTTGTAAATGCTTCACCAGCAGACTTAATATAATCTGTAATAGCTGATGGTGTGAATTCTTGAACAGTTCCTACATGCTTCTTTTTGAAAGCACCATAATCACCTGATACACAACCATTTTGACAAATCATAATTCTTGTACCAATAGCAAACTTTAATGTTAAGCTCTTGTCATAAGAATTCTGCCATCCCACTTCTAATTGCATTTCAGAATCTGCTACATTCTTAATAGTGTAACGACCATTAGCAACTCTACCATCTCTAGCAGAAGTGTATGTCTCTTGTCCTAATATAAATCCTGCACCTTCAATACTATTTAGTGTAAGATCTATTAATTGTTTGTGAGTGATGGGCTTATAAGTTTTTGTTTGCATAGGAAGCTGTGCTCCTAATAATTCTGCTCTAGCAGATGTATAACTTGTTTTAATTTGCATCTTGTTCTAATTTAATTGTTTGATTGAAATATTTGGTTAATATACCTTCTAAGTTTTCTAATGTGATGCACGCATACTCATCACCTTCTGTGGATTCTAAATATTCAGTATCAAGCTGAATTGCTGATATAAGGTTTTCTATTGTCATATTAAAATCTTAATATTTGTAAATAATTTTGATAGGCTTCATCATATGTATAAGCCCAAATTCTATAACCATCAATTTGAAATAATTTCTTTTCCATTATATTAGTTTTTTTTGTTTAAAATAATTTTCTATTGTTTTTAGTCCATGTATTTTTCCAAGATCAGCAAAATCATTGATTCCTTCTAATAAATAAGTGCGAGGAACATTAATATATCCAAAATCAAACATTTTAGTTATTTGTTGACTATTAACCACTCCTGGTTCATCACTATCAAATCCTAAAACTTGTTTATCAGAATTTGCTTTAAGATATTCTACATTTTCTTTAGAAAAACATCCAACTCCTTCATTTTGTACAGCACATACACAAGGAAAGACTTTCTTTATCACCATATAATCCTTTTTAGATTTAGAGATGAAGGCTGTATCACAATTTATTATGTCTGTTTTACCATCCATTGTTGTTATGGGAACATTATTAGGCACCCATTTATTCTTTTTTGCTTGAAAAGGACGATATATTTTCCAAAAGCCATCATAAAAATAACCAAACTTAAGATCATTATCATTCATAGCAAATCTTTGTTTATTCAAATACACCTTACTTATTGAATAAACATTTTCTCTTCTAAGATCTGAAACATCTTGATAATAACTATTCCAGTAATTAAGTTCTTCTTGTGTAAAATTTTTTGTTACCACTTGAATTAAAGAATATCTTTTTCCTTCACTTTCTGGTTGTTTATATTGTTCTATAATTTTTTTATATTCACCATTAGATTTTCCTGATAGTATCCCTAAGCTAAAATCTTTATTTATTAAAACAAGTGTTTCGTGTATGTTAGGTAAATTAAATAATAATTTAACAAATGTAAAACAATCACCTTTTTTAGAAGTGTCTGTAAAATCTATAAAAGATAGATTACCCAATTTATTTCCTATTAAGAACGAAGGGTTTTTCTCATTTCTAAAAGGAGAAAAAGTAACTTGATTAATTTTCCAAGATTTAGTAGGCATATACCATCTGAATATATCATATTCACTGATTTTTTTAAGAATAGTTTCAGGAGTGAGATGTTCTTTCTTTGTACCTACAATCATAATATATAAATAAAAAGCCCTTCACTATTTCTAATGAAGGACTTTAGTTAATTGAATTAATTAATAATTAGGACTATCAGAAGAAATCACTTTATCTGATGCAACTAAATTATCATCTGGATTATAATCATGTATTTTTGATAATTCAAAATAATATTTACATCCGTACTCTCCATGAATCTCACTTATATATTTTTCAACAGGAGTTTTCTTTCCTTTTTTATTTTTAATAGAGTTTATTAAAGAAACATCATTATAATCTGTAGTATTAAAGTTTTTAAGAATATATGTAGGAATAAAACCTTTATTATAAATTTCTTGATATTCTTTCATTTCATCATCTTTAATAACTGTTTTAATACATGCCATAGCACCTACATTTGTACAAAAATCACCTTTTAGTTGATCAGTGATTTCATTAAACTTACCAGAAATTAATGCTTTCCAAGATAACATAAGTTTTGCATCCTCATCACGAAGATCTAATTCACCTAACCAAACAGTTAAGAACTTATAAAATTCTTCTTCTCCATCAAATGCTTCACGTACATCTCTTTCTGTAAACCATTCTGGTAATTCACTAACACTTGTTCCCCAAAAACACTTACCAATACTATTAATATATTGTGTTTTAAGTTCATCTTTACTAGTTCTAACTTTATCTTTTATAAAGAAAACACATTTAAATTTTTGTTTAGATTTAATTTCTTCCAACCATACATCAAATCTAACTAAATCATATTCTCCACTGTTTGTTTTTGATACATATTCTAAATCTTCTGATGTCTCAATGTTTAATAAATCTTTAAATTCTTCAGCAGTGGGATTAATTGCTAACACCTTTGCTTCAAATAATCCTACTTTTTTTGTAAATGATGATGATGATAATTCTTTCTTTTTTCCTGAAATGCTACTCATGTTTTTTAGTTTTTAGTTTTTATTGTTTGTTAAATTATTAAATATATTTTATTTGTATATATTTTCCCAAAATGTTTCTATTTCTCCGTTTTTATTTTGTTTAGAAATTAATATTTTCCCTTTTAATTGAGGAGATCTACTACCAGATATGATACTATCGTTTTGAACATTAAAATTTAAATATCTATCAGTATCATCCACCACTAGTTTTGCTAAAGCAGTCACTCTTGATGCAAATATTAATTTTAACTTTCCAGTGAGAGCTATTTCAGAACCAACAACTTGTTCTTTTCCATTATCTTTAATATATTTATCTACAACATGTGCAGCATATAATCTATATGGAGAAATTTGTCTAAATATTTCAAATTGTTGCATAAACCAATTTCTAGTGTGTTGATAACCAGCTCCCTCAGGAAGAGATAGTACAGATTTAAACTCACTATGATCTGGAGTGTATGCTTTACCTGTTTCTATATTTCCTTCTCTATTAAATTTTTTACCAATAATAGTGTTCATATAACTTAAAGTGCCACCTATTTCTGACATATCATCAAGATCTGATAATCCATCAATTATTAAATATTCATATTTTCCTTTGTTTTCTAATAGTAAATTACGATATTTGATATAATTCTGAAAAGATTCCCATCTAGTTGTATCTTGTTCAACATATGTACTTAATTTTCTAGCAGCGATATATTCATATCCTCCTTTTTCAAGATCTAAAACAATAGCATTATATTTTTCTGTAAATTTTCCAAATATAGTACCTTTACCTGCCTTAGGTATAGATATTACAGCAAGATCTCTAGGAGAAGAAATGTTTACTTTACTAATCTCATCTGGTAATGTAAATTCTTCTGTTTCTTTTGTTTTTTCTTTCATAATAATTTATTTATTTATTGTCCAAAGGTACATTAATTTCTTCAGATTTCAAAATATTTGTTTTACTTTCTAACATAGTTGGATTGGCTATAATATCATTATAAAACCCTTCTGCAGCTGCTTTATTTGTAAACCATTTAGCAATTGAATTTTCTGCTTTCACTGCATACATTATACCATTTGTTGGATTGATTTCTTCTATTAATTCTAATTTCATATATATTTAATTTTGTTTTTATCAAAAAATTCAAGAGCTTTTTTTAGCCATTTAGCCTCCACTTCTTCAGTTGAACTGATGATGTAAATATGTGCTTTTTTATCTGGAGTGTTATATTCCATGGCCATACATCTATTTATCTTTTGTGCTAGGTTTTCTCCATTACTATCAAAATAGTTAATAATCACTTTATTTAGAGGTTTATATGTTACTCCTGTATTACCTATCTTTACAACAGCCAGATGATTACCTACACCCTCAGCAAAATCATTAAATATCTGTTTCTCACTTGATTTGCTATGATAGGAAGGAATACCCAATTCATCTGCTATTTTAGTTAGTCCACAGAATACAAGAATACGTTCATCTTTGTGTTTCTTTAACAATGCTTTTGTAGCATTTAATTTAGAAAGACTATTCTGAATAATTCTCATCCTGCTTAACCTAAGAAACATTGTATTTCTGTTTTGTCTCTCTAATTGGTCAATCACCCATGCATAACTGTCAAACTGTTTCTTTTCTGTTCTTTTCTTTGTTTTATATTGCACTTCAACAATATCATCAAGAGGAACTCTTATAACATTTATCTCATAATCAACTATAACACCCTCCTGAATAGCTAAATCAATGGAATAGGTTGCTATTACATGAAGATCAAGCCTTTCCTCTATCTCACGTTCTGTTGCTACAGATAGCGTTCCTGTGAGCCCTAGAACACAACTATTATCTTCTAATAATTCATTAGCAGCATCTAATTGTGCATCACTTAGTAAATGTATCTCATCAATGATTATAACATCAAATTCAAGATCTACATACTTCTTTAAAGACAAATGTGTTGTATATGTAATATTAGGATTGTTATATCCTCTTTTCTCAAAATCTGCTTCCCAAGAATCTTTAATCTTTACATCTGGATAGGATATTAATATCCTTATACCATCAGGCATCTTTTCTAATGCATTGATTGTTGTATAGATTTTACCAAATCTAGGGCATAGGTTTAATATTCCATGCTTCTCTTTGAGCCATATGTCTGCAAATTCCTGTTGTCTTTTATCCCTTAAAGTAAGGGATTGGTTCTTTAAAGCTTTTGCCATAAGTGATAATAAATGTTATTGACCAAAAAAACCATTCAAAATTTATAGCTAGGTGTTTATCATATTTATTGATATTATTTAACACTGAAATAGTGGGAAATAACACTATTTGCCAAAAATGATCTTTATTATTAGGGTAGGTATTAAACCTGACTGTGTTTATTTTCATAATTTATTTATTTTTTCAATTATTACATCATCATATCCATCATCTTTATATTCAAAAGCTAAATTTTCAGCTTCCTCTTTTGTAAGATAATAGTCATTAACTTCTACTCCTCCTACCCATATTGTATATTCTTTCATAATTTATTTATTTATTTAAAAAATAGCTTTTATTTATAACAGCTGCATAATCATTTTCTGTCATATTTTTTTGTTTAGGAAGTTCTTTAAACATACCTATTTGGCCAAGAAAGCCAAGTCC